CAATACTGCCTTGAACATGACTTCATCCATTGCCAGGACTTGATCGGGGCTAATTTTTAACTCAATGGCTAGTGATGCCACCAAATATGTAAACGAACCCCGATCTATCCTACTTTTGGGTTTTCATCCTCAATTACCTCTACCGATATAAGCGACGCTAAGAAATCGTCACCAAACGGCGGGATAACTTCGGTACGCATTAGCGCGTTATGTGCGAGCCAGTACAGGTCACTATTTTTCTCGTGCTCCCTGAGCTGCTTGTACAAGCCTTGCCCTGCGTACTTTTCAAACGCGACTTCAACCACCGGGGTTATGCTGACGATAGTTTCCCCGGTAGCCCTTACGATTTTTAGCCGTGCCATTGTTTGCCCCTTAGTTAAATGTTCCTGTAGTTGCGTATGCAACCGCAGATGTACATGTAAACGTCATGCTGGATCGTGCAAAGTCCTCAGGGCCGCCTGTGCCTACTGGGGTTAGGTTGTTTACCAAAATTGATACGGTGTACAACGGATTTGATGCGCTAATTGTTGTAGCAGATGCCGCACGCACTGGCACAATTAAAGCCGTTACGGATGTGCCGTACGCAGCCTGAAGTGTTGCCTGTACTTTAGATGCAGCCCAATCGTTTAAGAAGTCCACTTGTAGTGTGCTTGATTCCAAACCTTTTGAAAATTGATGAGATGCCGCCCCCATACTGGTGGTTTCTACTTCATCAAAAGTTTGCGTTAGCGTAATGCTTGTTACGTATTCGCTCAAATCAACTGTGGCAATTTTCAGGCCAACTTGATTATCTAAATAAATTGCCACGGATTATTCCTCATCTTTCTTTTTGGTTGGTGTTTCGTTTGGTATAGGCAGACCAAGTTTTTTTAAAACCTCAATATCTGCCGGGGTTATCTGCTGATCTGCCATTTTTAACTCCATGTCGTTAGTACGGTTATTTGTAAATCTGCCATAAGCAGTGTCCCACTATCAGCGTTTAGTACTGTAGGCGCTGAGATTGTGGTAACGCTAAATTGGATCGCACTGTTAGCCAGTTTGTTAAACACGGCGATCATTGTGTCCTCTATGCCAGCCAGGTTGCCTTGGTTATCAAATGCTGGCACGGTCATGGTTATGCGAAAATTAGCCATAGGTTGTATTGCCAAGCCGTTGTAACGCCCGTTTGCAGGCACAATATAAGGATCGGCTGGTGAGACAATAACTGAGTTGGCCAAAACTGTAGTGGGTGGGTAAGCAAAGGTTTGCCATACGCCTGCGTTTGCCAACGCGGCTGCAATAGTTGTCCTAAGAGCTGTAATCGCTACGGCCATGGGTTAGCCGATCATAGACATAGGTGACATGTACGGGGCTAATAGCCCCCTGATTTTGCCAATCAAAGTATTACCCATGCGGTAAGGGCTAGGGTTAAAGTTATCAACACTTACCCCACCAGTTTGGCTAACCTGACGTGCCTGGAAAATATCAACGGCCAGAATCATTGCGGCTTCACGCACGCTGGCTGTGTTTACATAAGTAGCGGTCTTTGTGTCTGCACCTTCGGCTTTGCCATAAGGTAACACGCGCCTAAAATTCTGATCTGCTGCTGTTTTTGCATATTGAATAAAACTATAACCCTGTGGGTTTTGCCAATAACTTAATTGCAAATTAAACGCTGGCAATATATTGGCTGTGCCAGTGCTAAATGGAATTGTGCCAGTAATTGTGTATGAGCCGTTAAACGTTGTACCAGCCCCGGTAATTGTTACAGTTTCGCCTGTAGTAAAAATACCGGGGTTGGCCAACATAACAGTTGCAACATTTGACACGAGCGCCGTTCCTACGACAGGTGCGGAATCAAACCAAAGGAAGGAGTTGATTTGATCCTGCGCTGCCTGGCACACCTCGTCAAGGGTTGCATCGGTGTACAAAGTGCCAATACCCAAGTTAGCGCGCAATTCTGCAACGGTTACGTAGGTGGCTGCCATTTTGTACTCCTTTACTTGTTAGGGTCGGTGGGTCAAAGGGCTAATGACCCACCGACTTCTTAGGGGATTTATGAGATATTTAGACGGCAGATACCATTTGGAATTTTGGCAATCGTTGCCATAAATCCGTAAATTGCCACTTGCACCTGAAGGTTGCTTACAACGTTAACAGACATAAATGCCTGCGGGCTTTCATAAACAGTAAACGCTTCAGGGGCTAAAATAAATGCTGAGTTATCAGCAACACCTGATGGCATAAACCGGTCCACGTACAAGTCCAACCCAAGTACGTTTCCACGCACAGAATTGTTGCTGACCATACCTGCTGCGTTGGCTAGTGCTGCTGCGTTTGGTTGGTAGGCGTTGAAAATTGGGCGGCCTGTTGTATCTACTGCACCAAGTAGCAAGTTATAGATACCTGTGCTGCCTACAAAGTTTTGCGCAAAGTATCCGCTATTTTTGTAAACGTTGGCTGTGCTTTCAGCGGTGTATGAAATTAAACCTGCCGCTGTTGCTGCAACACCTGTGCTAGGAAAACCTGTTGCGTTGATTGCAGTTATTACTGCGGAATCTGTTGCATTCATATACGCAACTTCTAATTGGTTTGTAAGTTCAGCAAAGAAATTAGGATTATCCGCTCTTTCCAGCAATTCCACGCTCAGCGTATTCATGCCACTGTACTTGGACACAGTTCCAGATAAATACTGAGTAACCATGCCGGTATTTGATACTGCGCCTGCTTCGGCTTCAACAGTTACAGTAGGTGCTACACCTGATAAACCGCCTTCGCTATCTACAAGTGCAGGCACGTTTATTGTGTTACCTGTTGGTGGCAATACGCCACGGCTGCACGCATCAATGGCGCTACGTGGAAAACGTGTATTGCTAATAAACTCAGATAGGTATTGAGTTGGATTAAATGCCGGGTTAGTTGTATAACTATCATCTGCTGCAGTTACGTATAATTTTGAATTTTCGTTACCTAACGCTGCTTTGATTTTGTGCTCTGTGTATGTACCCATGCTTGTGATAGGTGTACGTACTCTTTGGCTGTTTAGTGCTGAAGGAAGAATGATTTTGCGAGCTGCTTCTACTGTAGGTGCAGCCGCTTCCTCTGTCTGATCCTCATTTGGAGTTTCGGGGGCTGTAGTCACAGACGCCTCGCTTTCTGTTTCGGTTGGTTGGGTTTGTACTTCTACCGCTTCGCTTTCGCTTGCGGCAATACTTTGCACGGCTGCTGAGGTAAATGCCGCTGATTCAACAAGCGATACCTCACGCAAAGTCGCAGCCGTCACCAGGAGGTAGTCACCTTTTGGCTCTGATGCAGATACTTCCACACCAACGGATAGGCCATCCATCAACTGTTCCTGGGCTAGCAAAATTGCATCTGAACCTGCAGTGCTACGGCTTACAGAAAAACTAGCGTACATACCATCACGCTTTGATTCCATTGTGCGCATGCGGCCAACAACTTTTGAATTGTCATGCGCCATTAGCAATTTAACTTTATCTATATTAGGCACGCTTATGCTGCCTTCTTGAAATACAACTTTACCAGCGCTGGTGTAACCAACTTCGCCATAAGGTGCAATCATGCCTGAGATCATGCGGCTTTCGGTATCGCTTGCAGTAATAGATGCGCTAAACGTTAAATGCATCATTGTCTCCTATTCCGTAAGGGCTCATATTTTCCATTTCGCGTGCATGCTCAACGTCAATCAAATCAAGTTGTAGCAATTTTTCTATTGCGGCCAAACGTGTCATTGTGTCTGCACGCAAAAACGTTTCTTCAACTGCAAACTTTACGACATTACCGTGTGCGGTTATATCATCCATGCTAAGGCGTTCCTCTATTGCACAAATGTAAGGTTGCAGTGAATAAGCCACATATTCTTTTCTAGAATCCAAAACGTTTTGATAAGTCATGCTGTTGTTCATATCGCTACTTACCATAAAAGCCGGTACGTTCATCAGCCTGGCTATTTCCGTTGAAAGGTATTGGCTGCTTTCGTTGTAGGTCATGTCTTTAGGTGAAAAACCAACTGTTTGGTAATCCAAAGTGCTAGTTAAATAAGCAGTACTGCGATTTTGCCTAGCGGATTTGAAAGCCGCTAACAAACCTTGCACCTGTGCTTCAGGAAGGTCAGCTCCCTGGTTTCGGATAATGCCGGTGGGCATCGGAGTTGCTGCTGCAACGGCGGCTGCCTTTTGTACATCAAGTGCTGCCTGAATTGTACGGCCACCAGTTTCTAATACACCGGGTAGCAAAGATTGAAACGTTACAAGTGATCCAATACCTGACATTGGTACGCGCTGTCCATCCACTGCGTAATAAGCAACTTCATAACCTTTTGGATCGGTTGTAACTGTAATACGAGTATTTGCAACCCACTCAAAACCTGAAGGCCTGCCATCATCGGCATACAATGAAGTAACGCGTAAATAAGCAACACCATAGAAAATTAAACTATCAACTGTGTAAGCAAGGGTAACTGCACGCGGTTGGCGTATATCAAACTGCTCCAACCATAACGGGCTTTGTAATTTTTGGCCCGTAGATTTTTTGTATAACTCCAAAGGCAAATAACTAATTACACCGCAGATTAAATTTCTGCACCTAGATACGGTTGCAACTTGCAACGCTGTTGCGCGATCCATAAAACCTGCGCCGTAACCATTGTTATACAAGCCGCCATAACTATATTGACCAGCGCCAAAACGATCCGACATAATGGCAGGCGCTAATTGTGCATCAACCTGCACTTTATCTTTACTGCGGATGCCAAAGGTTTCAAGTAATCCCATACGGCAATTTTCGCAGTTTGTAAAGCACCAACAGGGATGCCTACGGCGTGTCTAAATGTAGATTTTGGCCTCACTGATTGGCTTGGAAAGGTGCAGCACAACCATTGCCATGCCGATTGGGGCGGCTACGCTACCCTGTGATTTTTTGCGCACAATACGCCAACCTGAGTCCTTACTTGAACTAGCTACGTTTAGCATTTGTTGATCCAACTCATCTTGCACCCCATGAACCACGCGCTTGTTATCTATGGCATCTTTAAAGGTTGAACATGCGGTATAAAACTGCGCCCCTACACAAGCCTCAACCATAAGCCCTGAATTCTTTAACCTTTCGGCAATAGCAGCGGTTGTATAGGAATCGTGCAAAATTAACCGGGGATGCCATTTGTCTGCCTCGGTTTTTATGTCCACGGCAATTTGCAGCTCGTTCACCGCTATCTCGCTGGTCCAGGTTTTAACTAGCGCCAAACCAATACGGCCATCGGGTAGCAGCGCACCGGCTACAAGGCTGGCTGAGCGCCTAGTGTGCGGATCAACGTCAAAAGCAAACATCATTTGCATACCTGGGGTCATAACCATTTCAGCATCGGCCAAATCCTCCCAACTGCCAGGTGTCCACGGGCTAGTCATGCCTGTGTTTACAAATTGGCACAGGGTTTCAGTACGTGCGGCCATGATGGTGCTAGTAGCAATAGTTTCCTCAATGGCTTCCTCGCTGATCAATAGGCCCAATGACGGATTGGCTTGCGCCCACGCATTGCGATCCCAAATGTCACAATTTTCGCTAGCGCTATATTCATAAAAGCCCAATGACTTAGGTGGCTTGGCCATGGACCTTTCGCGCATATGTAGCAATACATCGCTATCAGCCGCCCCGGCATTTGACGTATAAAAACGCTGGCTGTTAGGCCGCGTTAAGGTAGTGGACTTGCTGGCATCCATAGCCGCTTCATTGACCTCACGCAGCTCGTCAATCCATAACATATCAGCGGTTAAACCACGGCTGGAATCAGAATTGGCCGCAACCACTTCAAGTAGCGCACCGCTTTCCAATATCAGCCGTTCCTTGCCATTGCTCTTACGGTAGGCGTTTTCAATCTTGCCATCTTTGACTTGTGCCAGCAAAAAGTCATTACGGGCCACTATGTCGGCAATGATTTCTAGTGACTTCTCAGCCATACGCCGCTGGCTGCTCATGATCAAGATATTGCGCTCACCAAAGCAAAACAGCCCTGCCAGCACGCGCATACGTAACATGTGGCTTTTACCGCTTTGCCGGGCACAAATAAACAGGCTGGACTTTTTTATAAACTTGCCATCATCATCAATAGCGCACATGTCATCAAGAATTAATTTTTGCCAAGGCAATAATGGCTGGCCAATGCGTTCGGCTAACTCAGCAATCTCATTACCACGGGTTTTAGTGTTTAACCAGGGTGTGTGAAGGCGTGGGTACAAGGCCCCCAACAGCGGCGTTTTAGTTTGTGCTTCAGCCGTTGTCATTGGCTACCAATACCGCGAGTCATTGGGCTTTCGTGGGTCACTGTCACCGTTTCGGGCGGGGAGATACGTTTTGC